AGCAATGATGAAAAAGGAAGTTGGCTTCATGAAGAAAGCTGGCGCCCCTAAATCCATGGTTAAACATGAAATGTCTGAGATGATGGGTATGAAAAAAGGTGGTATTGCTACCTCTTTGAAAGCTCATGCTGCAGCCCCCGCTTCTAAAGCCCACGGCATGAAGGCTGGCGGTTACACAAAAGCTGCTGACGGTATTGCAAGCAAAGGCAAAACCAAAGGCACAATGGTCAAGATGGCTTACGGCGGCAAAGCCTGCTAAATCATGGACGATACACCGCGCATGAGGCCTGCTAAAAAGATATACGAGGACATGCTCAATGAGCCAACTCGTCCGTCTGCTGGACACACATCCAAAGCCATGGACATGGCCGACAAGATGTTTGCGCCTGTTAAGAAGGCCAAAGGCGGTGTGACTCGTGCAGACGGTTGCGTGACCAAAGGCCACACAAAAGGCAGGATGATCTAACATGATGGCCAGTCGCGGTATGGGAGACATCAACCCCTCTAAAATGCCCGGCGGCAAGCGTAAAGCTCGCCGTGATGATACCGACTTCACCCAATACAAAGATGGTGGTAAAGTCAATGCGGCTGGCAATTACACCAAACCCAGTCTGCGCAAGCGGATTGTTAGCCAAGTCAAAGCGGCGGCAACTCAGGGCACTGGCGCAGGTCAGTGGTCTGCCCGTAAAGCACAGCTTGTGGCCAAGAAGTACAAAGCCGCTGGCGGCGGATATAGGGACTAAAATGAAAGCCCCGCAGAAGTCGCTTAAAGACTGGACTGACCAAAAATGGAGAACCAAAAGTGGTAAAAAATCTTCTGACACGGGTGAGCGATACCTTCCAAGCGCTGCGATCAAAAGTCTCAGCCCTGCTGAGTACGCTGCGACAACGCGTGCGAAACGTGCTGGCAAAAAAGCCGGACAACAATTCGTAAAGCAACCTAAAACGATTGCAAAGAAAACGGCAGGGTTCAGATGACAACTTCAGGCGTCGCAAACTTCAACCTCGACTTGACGGAAATCGTTGAGGAAGCGTTCGAGCGTAACGGCGCAGAGTTGCGTACGGGCTACGACTTGAAAACGGCTCGCCGTTCGTTGAACTTGTTGTTCGCGGACTGGTCAAATCGCGGCATTAATATGTGGACGTTTGAGCAAGGCACGATACCGCTTGTGCCCGGCCAAAACACGTATGCGTTACCAAACGACACGGTTGATTTGCTTGAGCACGTTATTCGTACCGGCGCAAATACAGCTTCAACGCAGGCCGACCTGACAATTACGCGTATTAGTGTTTCTACTTATGCCACGATTCCTAATAAACTTCAGCAAGCCAGACCTATTCAGATCTGGATTCAGCGCTTAAATGGGCAAGACTCCCCTATTGCATCCGCGCTTACAACAACCATTACGTCTACAAGTACAGAGATTGTGCTGAGTGACGTTACGGGTTTACCCTATACGGGCTTCATTAAGATTGATAACGAGATCATCAACTACGGCTACATTACACAGAACACAAACGCTAGCTCCGGTACGCTGTATAACTGTTTCCGTGGCCAGCAAGATACCATTGCTGCAGCGCATACTGCACCAGCTACTGTCTATTGGGCTCAAGTCCCTGCAGTCACTGTGTGGCCTACTCCAGATAACTCCCAGCAGTACACGCTTGTTTACTGGCGCATGCGTCGCACACAGGATGCTGGCGGTGGTGTAAATGTTATGGACATCCCGTTTCGTTTTGTGCCTTGCATGGTTGCTGGACTGTCTTACTACTTGGCCATGAAGATTCCTAATGCCATGGATCGGTTGCCCATACTCAAGGCGCAGTACGATGAGGCGTGGGAGTTGGCTGCTACGGAAGACCGCGAAACAGCAGCTCAGCGTTTTGTACCGCGTCGTCAGTACATCGGGAGCGGCACATAAATGGGCAATCGGTTTGCCAGTGCGAAGAATTCGATCGCCCAGTGCGATCGTTGTGGTTTCCGTTTCAAACTTACGGAGCTTCGCAAAGAAGTTCTCAAAACCAAGATATACAATTTGTTGGTCTGTGATTCGTGCTGGGATCCAGATCAACCGCAGCTGCAGTTGGGCATGTACCCTGTGGACGATCCACAAGCAGTGCGCAATCCACGCAACGATACAACATACGTAACAGCAGGCCCTAACGTGGCGGGCTTTCCAACAGGCGGCAGCCGGGACATTCAGTGGGGGTGGAATCCCGTTGGGGGCTCCCGATTCTTCGATGATGCGTTAACACCTAACAATTTAGTGTTGACTGCAGCTATCGGTCAAGTGACAATCTCAACATCATAAGGAGTCCATCATGACTTTTAAACGCGCAGCAGACGGCATTGCAAAAAAAGGAAAAACCGAAGGTAGAAACCTTGGCGATTCCGGTCCAACAAGTGCAGTTCAATCTGAAAGATCCCCCAAGGGCAACCCCGGTAAGACCAACAGCAACATGCTGAAAATGGGCCGTGGTTTGGCTAAAGTAGCAGCACAAAAGCGAGGCTAATATGGCAACATACAATCAACCCAAAACAGCCACGCCTGCCGCTGTGCTTAAAAAAGACAGTGCTTTGAAACACATGGCGGACACCAACGTGTCCGTGGCCAACGACCACAGCAACGAGTACCCCGGCGTCAAAACCTCGGGTATTAAGATTCGTGGCACTGGCGCGGCTACCAAAGGCGTAATGGCTCGCGGCCCAATGGCCTGATACGCACATGAACTACACCCAGTTGACCGCTGCTATCTGCGACTACACGCAGAACTTTGACCAAGACTTCATTGACAACATTCCGGTATTTGTCAAGCAGGCTGAGCAGCGCGTCTACAACACGGTGCAGTTCCCGCCCCTGCGTAAGAACGTTACAGGTGCCGCTAGCGCAACCGTAAAATATTTGAGTTGTCCAGAAGATTTCTTGGCTGTTTATTCAATGGCTATATTTTCGGGTGCCACAACCTCAGCTACAAAAGTAACTGAGTTCACAATGCAAGTGGTCTCGCCAACAGGCATTATTCGTGGCCAGAACGTGACTGGAACAAATATATTTTCAGGGACAACTGTGGTCAGTGTTGTTGGTGATATTGTTACGGTATCCCAATCGCTTTCTGCATTCACCACGGGCTCACTAACTTTTCAAGGCGATTACGAGTACTTGCTTAATAAAGACGTGAACTTTATTCGGCAGGCATACCCCAATCCCAGCGCAACAGGCGCTCCAAAGTACTATGCATTGTTTGGTCCCACCTCATCTGGCGTAACAATTACGGATGAGCTGACGTTTATTTTAGGCCCCACACCGGATGCTCCGTACATGGTCGAGCTGCACTATTACTACTACCCTGCCTCAATTGTCACAGCAGGCACATCTTGGCTTGGTGACAACTTTGATTCTGTGTTGTTGTATGGATCATTAGTTGAGGCGACTACCTTCATGAAAGGCGAAGCCGACATGGTGGCCTTGTATGATGGCAAATATAAAGAAGCGCTGGGTATGGCCAAGCGTTTGGGCGACGGTCTGGAGCGCAGCGATTCGTATCGCAGTGGACAGTATCGTACGGCGCCGCTACCGCAGAACAATGGGGTAGTCTAGTATGGCGTTTGACCAAACTCTTACTACGCAAGCCAAGCTGGTTGCATTACAGGCTCTGAGCGCTGGCACGCTTAAGATGGCTTTGTATACCGCTAATGCGGACTTAAATGCAGGCACTTTGGTATACACCACGAGTAACGAAGTTGTTGGTACGGGATACACGGCTGGCGGCATTACGCTAACCAACGTGACGGTGTTGACCTCGGGCACAACTGCATACCTCGACTTCAGCGACGTAGTCTGGAATCCCGCTGTGTTTACTACGCGTGGGGCTCTCATATACAATACAAACCTTAGCAATCTTGCTGTGGCTATTTTGGATTTTGGGGCTGATAAAACGGCCACTACAACTTTCACTGTGCAGACGCCCGCTAACACGGCCACGGCTGCGCTTATTCGATTCGCATAAGGAGCAACCATGTCTCTTCCAGCACAACACGCTACTTCTACAGATACTGTAATTGGCAACGTCAGCAAACTGACGGAGTCCGATAATCAAGTTAAAGCTGGAGGTGTGTTTCACGTCAAGTGCCACGACGCCAACGGTGACCTTAAGTGGGAAGTCGAGAAGCACAATCTCGTTGTTAACGTCGGTTTGCAAGACATGAACACGCAGTACTTTACAGGCGTGGGTTATACCGCTGCTTGGTACATTGGTCTGTATGGCGCTGCTGCGTCTAATAACCCTGCTGCCTCAGATACCATGTCCTCACACGCAGGTTGGACTGAGGTCACGGCTTATAGCCAAGCCACTCGCCCAGCATGCACGTTTGGTGTTCCAACTACTGCAGACCCGTCTGTAGCAACAAACACTGCCTCGCCAGCCACATACAACATCAACGCTTCAGTGACTATTGGTGGTGCGTTTTTGACCAGCAGCAGCACTAAGGGCGGCAATACAGGTGTTTTATTTTCAGCGTCGGATTTTCAAGCCCCCGGCGACCGTATTGTGGTGAGCGGCGACACGTTGACTGTCACGTACACTTTTAGTCTCGATGCCGTTTAAGGAGTAGCACATGGCGACTTTGTTCAAAAAAGATGACGTAGTTAAACTCGTTGTGCAAGCACCCACGGGCCCAGTCAAGTCTTTTAGAATGCTAGAGGACGGAACCGTGCAATGTCTAGTTGAGTGGGCTGACTCCGAAGGCAATCTGCAACAGCGTTGGTTTAACGAGGCAGACCTTAGCGCTGCCTGACGGTAACGTATGTTTGGCCTGTCGGCATACGCAGCCACCCCCTACGCGGCCACTGGCGGTAGTACTTTTGCAACAGGGGTGGTTGAGAGCGCACGGGTGTCGGATTTAGCCAACAGTGCGGTAATTAGTAGGTCAGCAGTTTTGGAAAACGCCGCGCTTACTGACACGGCAAACGCATTTATCCGAGTTTTTGGATTGATTGACGAGCAAGCCGCCTTAACAGATAGCGTCGCAGCTCCGTTCAACCCGTTTGTCTTTGTTTCGGATTCTGCTTTTACTTCGGATGTAGCTGTCAGCTCAGTTAATTTTGCAGGACTTCTATCTGAACAGGCTAGGGCGTCGGACAGCTTGTTTGCTAGTGGGGTTCTTAATCCAATTTTTACCGATACTGCAAGAGCGCAGGATCAGGTAGCGTCACTTTTTGCCGGGGGTGCGTCCTTTCAAGATTCTGCGCAAGGTGTTGACGAGACGGAGGGCGTACGACTTTTCTTCCGAACAATTTTAGAGTTTGCACAAGGTGTAGATACGGCGGCCTCTTCCGTTTCTCTACTGGCAAACACTGCTGACACGGCGCGAATTCAAGATACTCCGTTTGGGCGCACTCTGTTTAGTACAGCCGTTAGCGAAAGTATTCGGGCCTCAGGCACATTTTCATCTATTCCGACTTACAGCACTAATATTCTTGAGTCCGTTAGCGCATCCGATGTAGCAGCAGGTAAAATTAATTTTGCAGCTCAAATTATTGAACTAGTTCAAGGCAGCGTTGAAATTCCTACAAACGCCGATTTGCACATCGGGTTTCAAGATAGCGCTTTTGCACTTGATCGGTACCCCAACAATGTCCACGTTTTTGCATATCTCAACGAAGGTGTGCGAATATCTACCCAAGATTTTATTGGCCGGTTCCTTTGGGAATTAATTGATGACACGCAGAACGCAAACTGGCAGAATATAGCCAATACTCAAAATCCCGGGTGGGTGTTAGTATCGTCTGCGCAAGGCGCTGTCTGGCAACTGCTGAGTACGACGCAGGGTAGTGGTTGGCAGGTTATTGATACCGATCAAAACCCGTCTTGGGGCAACATTAACAACATCTGACACACAATGGCACTTGTTCTTGCAGACCGCGTACGAGAAACAACCGATACAGGTGGTACCGGTGCGGTAACGCTTGACGGCGCTGTTACGTCATACCAGTCTTTTCTTGCAGGTGTTGGTAATGGTAATGAGACGTACTACACAATTGCAGCGCCGTTGCTCAACGAGTGGGAGGTTGGAATTGGCACGTATACGTCAAGCACCGACACACTGTCTCGTGACACTGTTTTATCGTCTAGCAACGGCGGCGCACTTGTCAATTTTACACTGGGGGCAAAAGATGTATTTGTCACTCAACCGGCCGAGCGTACAGTTTTTGTTGATCTGTATAATGCCATACAAGGTGCAAACAACGCCAATGCGGGTTTAGCTGTTAGTATTTTTAGCTCACAGTCGCAAGGAAGTCTTGTGTTCCCACCATACGCCAATGGAATGTCATTGGGGCCTTTAAATATAGGCTCCGGTTCATCTATAACAGTTGCTCCCGGACAGTATTGGCTGCTAGTAACACCTTAACAGGAAGTATCATGAGTAAAATTTCTGCAGGTACCACATCACTTACCTCTTTAAAATTGGAGGGGGACACCACCGGCACGTTGAATCTAGGTTCTGGGAGTGGCACTGCCATTTCAATCAACACTTCGCAAAACGTCAGTTTAACCAACGCGCTGCCTATCGCTTCTGGCGGTACAGGCCAGACAACAGCCAATACAGCACTGAACGCGCTGCTGCCCAACCAATCAGGGAATACGGGCAAGGTTTTGTCAACAGACGGCACGAACACTTCTTGGTCAGCCGATGCTGGCGGCACTGTTACTTCTGTAGCTGTGTCTGGTGGCACTACTGGTCTGACAACTTCTGGCGGTCCGATTACCGGAGCGGGAACTATTACACTGGCAGGCACGCTAGCAATCGCTAACGGCGGTACTGGTCAAACTGGGACTACCGCAGCATTCAATGCTCTTGCCCCCACCCAGACAGGTAATACTGGTAAGTTTTTAACTACTGACGGCACTAACGCTGCATGGGAGCTGGTTGACGTTACGGCAGACATTACTGGCGCGGTTCCTATTGCCAACGGGGGTACAGGTCAGACGACAGCCACTACAGGTTTTAATGCGTTAGCTCCTTCGCAGGGCGCTAACGCTGGCAAGTTCTTGACCACAAATGGTACTAATGCTGCATGGGAATTGGTTGACGTCACGGCTGACATTACTGGCGCTGTCCCGATTGCCAACGGAGGTACGGGGCAGACGACAGCCACTACAGGTTTTAACGCTCTTGCACCTGTTCAGAGCGGTAATACTGGCAAATTCCTCACCACTGATGGTACAAATGCTGCATGGGAATTAGTTCAACTTGCGGCAGATGTTTCGGGCACGTTACCAATTGCTAATGGCGGTACTGGTCAGACGACAGCGGCAGCCGCAATTACTGCATTAACTGGAGCACAGACTTCTGGGTACTATTTACGCTCTGATGGAACAAACTCGGCATTGGCGGCGATTGTTGCGGGAGATGTCCCAACATTAAATCAAAACACCACAGGAACAGCGGCTAACGTAACTGGTGTTGTGGCAGTAGTCAATGGCGGTACAGGCGCATCGGATGCAACAAACGCTCGAACAAACTTGACCGCTGCCAGATCTGGTGCAAACACTGACATTACCTCGGTTGCTCTGACGACGGGCACAATTTCTACACTCCCAGTTAGCAACACAGATATTGTCAACAAACAGTACGCTGATGCTATTGCCTCCGGCATTCATTTTCACGAAGCTGTAGAGCTGGCTACTACTGCCGCACTGCCAGCCAACACTTACAACAACGGAACCTCTGGAGTAGGAGCCACGCTTACGGCAAATGCCAACGGCGCTCTGTCGGTGGACTCAACCCTCACTGTTACATCAAACCGAATACTGGTTAAGAACGAAGTTACACAAGCAAACAATGGTGTTTATGTTGTTACACAAGTTGGTTCTGCTGGGACGCCATACATCCTGACTCGTGCTACAGACTTTAATACCGCTGGAGCCGGAGTTAACCAGATTGACGAGGGTGACTTTTTCTTAGTCACTGGCGGCACAGCTAATGCAAACACAGCTTGGGTTCAGCAAACTCCGCCTCCTATTACAGTTGGAACAACGGCACTTGTTTTCCAACAGTTTGCCGCACCAATCACTTACACGGCAGGCACAGGGCTTAATGAGTCTCCAGCATTCACATTTAACATTGCTAATACTGGCACTGCTGGCACGTACGGTTCGGCCTCTGCTGTTCCTGTGTTTGTTACCAATGCACAGGGGCAGGTCACAAGCGTTACAAACACGACGATCTCCATACCTAACTCCAGCACCACGGCTACCAGCGCAAACACCGCAAGTACGATCGTTGCTCGGGATGCTTCTGGTAACTTTACGGCTGGCACAATTACTGCAGCTTTGTCGGGTAATGCAACGACCGCAACAACAGCGACCAGCGTGACTAACGCGCTGTCTGCGGGTACAGGGCTGTCTTACACATCAGGCACAACTTTTGATGGTTCCGTTGCACGCACGCTTAACCTAGCCAACACAGCGGTGACTGCGGGCTCATACACAAGTGCAAGTATTACAGTTGATGCACAAGGGCGGTTAACCGCCGCGTCTAGCGGTTCGGGTGGTGGCGTGTCATCTATCACGGGCACTGCCAGTCAAATTACTGCGTCCGCATCGACAGGCGCGGTTACTTTGAGCCTCCCAGCTACCATTAACGTAAACACTTCTGGCAATGCAGCTACTGCTACTACCTCAGCAGCTTTGACTGCCACAACTTGGCAGCGTATTACGGGTAATGGCGTTACGCAAGGCTCATACGGTTCTATTTCAGTTTCTGGCGCTACCGGTGGTTATTCGGGTATTAACTTTTCAAACGATTCCGCTACTTTGATGGTGCAATCCGGCGCTAGTGGATTCTATTTTAACAACACCACATGGCGGGGTTATTGGGATGCGTCAGGCAATTTGCTGAACACAGGCAACGTTACCGCTTACTACTCCGACATGCGGTTAAAAAACAAAGTAGGTAACATTGAAAACGCGTTGGATAAAGTTCGTCAGTTGGAAGGGTTTTATTACGTCAACAATGATTTGGCAAAAACTTTTGGTTTTACTGAAGACCGAGTACAGTTGGGGCTGTCTGCCCAAGCCGTTAAAAAAGTTGCTCCAGAAACAGTGTTCCCTGCGCCGTTTGACCTTGACCCAATAAAAAGTGAGGGCAGCGTTTCGGGTGAAAACTACATGACTGTTCAGTATGAACGCCTTGTACCACTACTTATTGAAGCTATCAAAGAGTTGGAAGCTCAAATTCAGGAATTGCGCAAATGATCCATCTGTGTAGGGAAAACACATGACACTCCCAGCATCAGGCCCAATTTCTTTCAACGCCATCAACGTAGAACTTGGCGTTGCGGGGACAACTCAGGCCAACATTAACCAAGCATCGTATCGCGCTCTTGCGGGAGTTCCGTCAGGCACAATTTCTTTAAGTAATTTCTACGGCAAATCCAACACATTCACTATTGGATACACAGTTATCGCGGGTGGCGGTGGTGGTGGTGGTACAAATTCGTCGTTACGTCCGGGATGCGGCGGTGGTGGTGCGGGTGCTCTGCGATACACAACTGCAACAGTTGGTTCTGGTTCTATAGCTGTAACTGTTGGAGGGGGCGGTCCCGGTGGCAGTGGTGTTGCACAAGGAAGCAACGGCACAGATTCTTCTTTTAATGGACTTACGTCTACTGGTGGCGGCGGTGGCGCAAGGGGACAGAGCTACACTTATGTTAATGGAAATAGTGGCGGCTCTGGGGGCGGCGGCTCATCCACCGGCGGCTACGCGGCTGGTGGCGGTGCAGGCACTACGGGTGGTAATGCAGGTGGTTCTGGCGGTACTACAGGCGATAAATTTCCTTATAACGGCGGCGGTGGAGGTGGCGGTGCTGGTGCTGTTGGTAATGATGGTAGCGGGGGCACTGGCGGTACTGGTGGTTCAGGCGCTTCTGACGTAATTACAGGCACTACAAGGTCAGGTGGTGGTGGCGGCGGGTCTTCGTTTTCATCAACTCGTTCTTCTGGGGGTAGCGGGGGTGGTGGTGCGGGTGGGGCAGTCAATTCAGACGGAATTGCCGGTGCGGATGGTTATGGCGGTGGTGGAGGCGGAGGCGGATACAACAACGTGAAAACTGGTGGTTCTGGCGGCTCTGGAATTGTGTTAATTCGTTACCCCATTGGATTGGGGTCAGGTAAATGTTCTGGCGGCACTCAAACCAATGATGGCACATACTACATTCACACATTCACAAGCTCTGGCACTTTTACAGTAAATTGATATGGCACATTTTGCACAACTTGATGAAAACAATATTGTGACTGCTGTACTGGTGGTTAGCAATGATGACCTTCAAAATTTACCATTCCCAGAGAGTGAGCCTTTAGGCGTTACTTTTTTGCAAAATTTATTACCTGCCACAATGTGGAAACAAACTTCCTACAACCATAATTTTAGGTTTAGGTACGCTGGAATTGGTCACACATTTCATCCTGAATGCGGCGAGCATGGAGGGTTTACTGCCCCTGCTGAATATGATTATTTTGTTTTTGATGAAGCAACTTGTTCTTGGATTCCCCCGGTTCCTTACCCTGTTGATGGGTTTGATTATTATTGGAATGATGTAACAAGGTCTTGGACTAAAGTTCCAACAACAACGGTTATAGGATAAAAAATGGACAGACCACACTCTCACATCAGCTGTGTTTCAAATGTGTTTATTAAACAAATGCGTTTTATGAAAGCAGGAGACACCGAGCAGGGTCACGCCCACTGTTTTGACCATGTGACTTTATTGTCTGCTGGAAGCCTTCGTTTAAACGCTTTGGGTAAATCAACTGACTTTAAAGCACCACACCACATTTTTATTAAAGCCGGGGTTGTGCACGAGTTGGTTGCCTTAGAGGACGATACTCTTGCCCACTGCATTCATGCAATGCGTGATGGTGAACGTGTAGAAGATATTGTTGACCCAGCATCTGTTCCCACAAGTTACGATATGCACGAGGTTGATGTTAATTTTTACCCGTTGACAGAAGACGAGCTTAAACTCAACACCGTTTAAAAATGGCCCGACATCTCATAAAATCAAGGCTAATACCCTAAACGTAAGGACGCACATGGCAAGCACATACTCCCCCTCGCTACGCATTGAACTGATTGGCGCTGGCGAACAAGCCGGTACGTGGAATACCACAACCAATAGCAACCTTGGTACGCTGATTGAAGACGCCATTGCAGGGTATATTTCTGTATCCGTCACCTCTGCCAACCAAGCCTTCACTGCGCTGGACGGAGCCCCTGACCAAGCGCGAAACGCAGTCATTGCTTTGACTACCACGCTCGGTGCTAACTTTGCTGTTTACGCTCCACCGCAGGAGAAGACATACATCATCTGGAACACGACTGCTTACACGGCGACAATCTATAACTCCACGGTGCTGGGCAACACAACCGCAGCAGGCATAGGCGTAGCCGTCCCAGCTGGCAAAAAACTTTTAGTCTTTACCACGGGTACAAATTTCTACACCATTGAGTCGGCCAACCTGACTGGGGTTTTAGCAGTTGCCAATGGTGGTACGGGCGTAACCACTTCAACCGGTACAGGCTCCGTAGTTCTGAACACTAGCCCTACACTGGTAACTCCAGCGCTGGGTACTCCTGCCTCTGGCACGCTGACAAATGCAACAGGTCTACCGCTGTCAACAGGTGTAACCGGAACGCTTCCCGTCGCTAATGGCGGAACGGGGGTAACAACTTCAACGGGTACGGGAAACACGGTGCTGAGCAACAGCCCAACCCTAACAGGCACACCCGTAGCACCCACAGCTGCTGTTAATACAAGTACTACACAAGTAGCAACTACTGCCTATGTTGTGGCTCAGATTGCTGATGACGCTCCAACTAAAACGGGCGGGGGTGCTACTGGTACTTGGGATATTAACGTTACGGGCAGCGTATCAGTCACTACAGACCAAGTCCTAAATGCAACGGCAGGGGGCAGTGTTGGCGCGGTAGGAACTTATGCATTTCTTGTGCGAAACGGTGATTTTGCATCCCTTGCTGCAGGTAGCACAGCGGCAGGTTCAGGTTTAATTTATGGTTCGATGATTTCACAAAACTATTATAGCTACAACACCGCGATTGATGGTGGAAGTTCAGTCTCACCGGCTGGAACATGGCGAATAATGGGTGAATTTTTTAGGGGCTCTGACAATGGCACCAAAGCCTGTTTATGGCTTCGTATTTCTTAAAGGATAAAAATGCAAGCAATACTTACATCTTTAGTAAACCCTCGTTGGGCAAACGCGGCACACACTTTGATTGACTGCGAAATAACAACAAGTCAGTTTGGCAATGAAGTGTTGCCCTTTACCGCTAGTCAGAACGACTGTGAGGCGCATGGCCGTGCTATTTTTGCTGACATTGTGTCTGGAAAATACGGGTCTATTGCAGAGTATGTTGCGCCTCCCGTTTTACCAGCAACAGAGTTTGAGCAAACAGCAAGCTAAAAACAGTAGCTAAAGAACCACTCAAAGAGGTATGTAATGCGGATCGTAACTGTTGAAAACTACTTGACCCCGGAGCAGTGCGCTCAACTTACCGACCTGACGCAATACGGATACGACAACAATTTGCTGACGCTAGGGCATAACACTACACTGCGGCACACCTCTCGTTTAGCGCCTGATTTGTACCAATACCCACAATGGGTTCTTGATCTTTCAAATCAAATTCGTACATACTGCGGAGTGTCTAGCTATCCTATTATTAATGGGGGTCGTAACGGTATTGTTACAAACTACACACCACCGACCGCAGATGTATTTGCGCATACAGATCCTCCATCCTCAGAAGGTTTGGCGGCACTTCGTTGTAATGTTGTAACTCGTCAAGCTGATTCTGGCGGTGTACTTTTTGTAGGTGGGCAAGAAGTGCCTTTAAAAGCTGGCGATCTTCATTGTTATCTTGTATCAAAGTATGAGCACTATGTAACTGCGGTTGAGGGAAATACAACGCGGGTAAACTGGATATTTGGCGCGTATGTTCCGGCGGAAGCTTGGGAGTCTGGTCAAATTGTTGTTGGTAATTGATGACGGAAACGGCAAAATGAATGCGCTGGTTTTGGTTGCTGCTCATTGGTTTGGTTTTTTGGGCAAGCGCCAAGTCACCATGCATAGTTACGGACTTTTATGCGTTGAGCTGGATTAGTGAACCGACGATGCGCCACATGGAGTTGTCTAGGTGGCTGACAACAAACGGGGATAATTGCAGTTCAGAACAGCTGGCCGGAATTTGGAACAAGCTTGCTGAGTGGGCAGGGGTTGCAGATAGCGCGGAATTGAGAGCCAAGGTGCTGTACTACTACGCAAGGGCGCGGGAAAGGGAAGGCAAATGATTGAAACCATTAGATTATTTCCAACAGTTGTAGCGTCAGGTTATCCTGACAAGCGTGACCTTGCCCAAGCAAAACTAGAAAAACAACAAGACGTCAACAAGACAGTTGAAGTTGCCAAGCAAAAGCAGACGGAACTGCAAGACATTGGCTTTGAGATTTACTGCAAGAAGGTAGTTCAGGAACGCCTCCGTATGGAGATTTTTCAAAATCGTAAACTGGACATTTATGTATGACGAAGAAGCCACCACAACACGTACCGGACACCAAGGAAAAGCTGACGCTGTACGTCACGCTGATGGTAAGCACCACCCTGTGCATCTCTGTTTTGGCTATGGTGTTTGCCTTTCTCCTTGGTCTGTGGGCAAAAGAAGTAGACAACGCAGAGATATTCAAAATGATTTCACCCGCTTTTTCTACTCTTATCGGCGGCATGATTGGGTTCCTGTCTGGTATCAAACTCATGCAGAATGAAGAAAACAAACACGAGGAACCAAAATGATTGGACTAGACGCACTTTTAAACGTGGGCGGTAAGCTCATCGACAAGCTCATCCCGGATCCCGAAGCCAAGGCCAAAGCGCAACTTGAGTTAGCAAAGTTGGCGCAAGACGGTGAGCTGGCTAAGATAGCCAATGAAACTAAACTGTACGAGACCGAGCAAAACAACCTCACCCAGCGTGTTCAAGCCGATATGGGTAGTGACTCGTGGCTGTCTAAAAACATCCGCCCCATGACGCTGATTTTCTTGCTTGTGGCGTATTCTGGCTTTGCCATCGCGTCTATCTTTGAGTATGAAACCCGTGGCGCTTACGTTGAATTACTGGGACAATGGGGCATGCTCGTAATGTCGTTCTACTTTGGTGGACGCACTATGGAAAAGATTGCAGATAGGATTAAGAAATGAACCTAACCGCTCACTTTACCCTTGATGAACTTACATCTTCAGAAGCCGCAGAACGCAATGGATGGGACAACACTCCAAATGACAAAGAGCTTGAAAACCTCAAACGCCTTGCAGAGTTTCTTGAAGACGTCAAAACAGCACTTGGTGGCAAGCCCATCATGGTTAGCTCGGGTTATCGCGGCAAGCAAGTCAATGACGCTGTGGGCTCTAAAGATAGCAGTCAGCATCGCACTGGTTGTGCTGTGGACTTCCGAGTACCTCAATTAACCCCAGATCAGGTGGTTAAAGCTATTGTTGCCTCTGGTTTACCCTACGATCAAGTGATTCGTGAGTTTGATCGCTGGACACATTTAAGCATTCCCAACACGCCAGAAACTGCTCCAAGAAAGCAGGCGTTAATCATCGACAAAACTGGCACACGGCTGTATGCTTGATGCGCACCCAAATTGATGGGAAAATAAGCTATGCCACTACAAAAACTTCAGCTTCGTTCCGGTGTAAATAGAGAATCAACTACTCTTTCTAACGAGGGTACTTGGTTTGAAATGGACAAAGTTCGTTTTCGTTCGGGCTATCCAGAAAAAATTGGTGGCTGGGTTTCTGACACCGGCACATCTAATGCTACTCTGGCTCCCCCTACTGGCTCGTTCTGGGGGCTTTGCCGTTCGATGTTGAACTGGGTTACGTTGGCTAGCTACAACCTGCTGAGTCTTGGCACCAACCTTAAATACTACATTCAAAACGGCACGGGCGGCACTTTCTATGACATCACCCCAATTCGCCTAACCACTGCTGCCGGAGATGTAACTTTTGCTGCCACCAACGGCTCGACCACTTTGACGGTTACCGATGCCGCGCACGGAGCGCAGGCTGGGGATTTTGTAACGTACAGCGGGGCTGTCAGCCTTGGCGGTGCAATCACCGCTACCGTGCTTAATAAAGAATATCGAGTAGCGTCTGTCACTAGCAACAGCGTATACACAATCACTTCCACAGTTGCGGCGAATGCTTCCGATGTGGGTAATGGCGGCTCGTCCACCGTCGGCACATATCAGATTACAACCGGTTCTGACATCTATACGAGTAGCGTAGGCTGGGGAGCTGGCGGCTGGGGCGGTATTACAACAGGCTACACATCTACAGGTTGGGGTTCTCCCGCGCCAGCTGGTGTGGGTCTTGGTACACAGCTTCGCCTTTGGAGTCATTCCAACTACGGGCAAAATTTAGTTTTTAACCCGCGTGGCGGAGCGCTGTACTACTGGGCAGTAAACGCTAACCCAAACATTTTTGACCGTGGCGTGATTCTTTCCCCGACAAGCTCGGGCATTTACCAAACCGATGCGGGCTGCCCAAGCGTTTGCAACGCAGTAACGGTTTCTGATGCTTCACGTTTTGTGATTGCATTTGGTTGCAACGACTACGGCTCCGCTGTTTTGGACCCGCTTCTGGTTCGCTGGTCTGACCAAGAAGACTATGCAACTTGGACTCCTGCGGCTACCAATCAGGCCGGTAGCTATCGCTTGTCCACCGGCTCCAGCATTGTCGCCAACCAACAAACTCGTCAGGAGATTTTGGTCTGGACTGATGCTGCGTTGTATTCTATGCAGTACCTTGGCCCACCATTTGTGTGGGGCTTTCAAATTCTGGGCTCAAACATTTCAATTGCGGGTCCAAACGCCACGTCTACGGCAGCCAACATCACGTATTGGATGGGGTTGGATAAGTTCTACATGTACTCGGGCCGTGTTGAGACCTTATATTGCCCTTTGCGCCAGTACATTTTTGGCGACATTAATCTGAACCAGCAGTATCAAATCTTTTCCAGCACCAACGAAGGGTATAACGAGATTTGGTGGTTCTACTGCTCGGCCAACTCCACATCCATTGATCGCTATGTCATATACAACCACTTGGAAAAAATCTGGAGTTACGGTAATTTGGCACGTACCGCGTGGTTAGATACGCCACTGCGAGACTACCCCACGGCCACTACTTACGGAAACCAGCTTGTCTACCACGAGAGTGGTGTAGATGACGGCACGACTAACCCGCCTAGCGCAATCTCGGCCTATATTCAGTCTGCCGACTTCAACATCGGTGACGGCCACAACTATGGGTTTGTTTGGCGCATGGTCCCGGACATCACGTTCGATGGCTCTTACGTCAACAACCCACAGGTGACGTTTACCATGCGCCCTCGGCAGAACCCCGGCTCCAACTATGGCACGGCGGGCACTCCAACCGTGACCAGCACTCAGAACTATCAGAGCCAGCGCAACTACACGGTGCAGCAGTTTACCGAGATCATTTATACGCGTATTCGGGGGCGGCAGATGGCGTTTAAAATAAGTTCTGACGGGTTGGGCGTGAACTGGCAGTTAGGCGTGCCGTCGATTGACATTCGTCCTGATGGCCGGAGATAAGCATGTCGCTGATTGTTACGTCTGACTTTGAACTAAATCGGGTTGTTGCGCCTCGTTTACCGACAGCGCCATTGCAGTACGAAGCGCGGTTTCACGATCAGTTTGGTGACGTTTTGCGTCTGTACTTTAACCAGTTAGATAACATCATTGGGCAGTTAGGCACTTCTGCAACGATTCCACCAACCACAAGCTACACCGTAGCTACACTGCCCAGTGCGGCTACCTCTGGTGCGGGAGCGCGAACTTTTGTCACAAATGCCTTGACTCCATCGTTTGGCGCTACGGTTGTTGGCGGTGGGGCCGTTTTTATCCCAGTATATTCTGATGGAACCAATTGGAAAGTTGGCTAAATCCACAGCACATGATAAACTTAATCAACCCCTTTTTTGTGAGGCCCCAATGAGCCTAGAACTTGCTGCACAACACCTTGCCAGTCGTGGGCGCAAAGGCGACACCATGCTGGTACACATGGCCCCACAAGAAGTGTCGGGCCTACAGGCGCTTGCTAAAGCCCACGGCGGCACGCTAACGGTTAATCCAGATACGGGTTTACCTGAAGCCAACTTCTTAAAACGCATGCTGCCCATGCTTATTGGCGCTGCGTTGACACCTTTAACTGGTGGTTTGATTAACCCCATGACCGCAGGTCTGTTGATTGGCGGTGTTGAAACCGCCCGTACAGGCGACTTGGGCAAAGGTTTGATGGCCGGTCTTGGCGCGTACGGTGGTGCAGGTCTTGGTGCAGGTTTGATGGGCGCTGGTGCTCAAGGTGTTGGGGCTAGTGCTCTTGATGCGGGGATGGGGGCTTACCCTAGTACGGGTTCTTTAATTCCCGGCAGTGCTCTTGATGTTGGAATGAGTGCTTACCCTACAGCTGCTCCAGTTGCGGCTGCTCCAGTTGCGGCTGCTCCAGTTGCGGCTGCTCCGACAGGCGGCATTTCTAATTTGTTTGGTGCTGCAACTGACGCGGCTGGACAGCCTTTAAGCTTCAATCCTGTAACTGCCCCCGCAGCTGCCCCTATAGCTCCCCCCGTAGCTGCGCCGATTACAACAGCTACAACTATGCCAACAATTAGCAGCCCTGTATATGGAACAGAAGCCGCTAGTTCAACAGTTGGAGATAGGTTTGCGCAAGCTGGTAGAGGACTATCAAATGTGTTTGAGGGTCCAGCCGGACGTAATGCAGCTTTGAACGCAATGGGCGGCGGTATGGGTGCAGCTAAGTATGGTCTGGCAGCGCTGAGCCCTATGCTGCAGGCGGGTAAAGAAAAGCCTTTTGATGACGGCGGTCCAAACCCATACGAATATAGCTACGACCCGAACAAGCAGATCTACACCCGAGTAGCGCCCGGAACCCGTCAAAGAGATATTCTTGCGCCCACCACAGCTATGATGGCTGTGGGCGGTCCGGTTGATGAAATGTCCTACCGCAATCAAATAGAAACCATGATGGCCAACGGCGGTCAAATGTTTGCTGCTGGCGGTATTTCCAACCTTGGCGACTACTCCGACGGCGGTCGTCTTTTGAAAGGTCCCGGCGATGGCATATCTGACTCAATTCCTGCAACGATTGCGGACAAGCGCCCAGCGCGTCTTGCTGATGGTGAGTTCGTTGTGCCTGCTCGTATCGTTTCTGAGCTAGGTAATGGCTCGACCGAAGCTGGTGCTCGTAAGCTGTACGCTATGCTGGACCGCGTCCAAAAAGCTCGCGGTAAGACCACTGGCAAAGACCGTGTGGCTGTAAACAGCCGCGCTGAAAAACTATTGCCAGCATGAGAATCGAACGCGTTGATGTAGGGCATGTCCACCAAGTCTGGGATTTGGTTGAGCCGCATATTGCATCGGCGCTGGAGCACGCTAAAGGCGATTACACGCTGGAGTCGGTTAAGGTTTTGCTGGTTACAGGCCAGTGGTTGTTGATAGTAGCCGTTGACGATGAAGGTGTGCAGGGCGCGGCAACAGTGGTTTTTAACAGCCGCCCGCATGACAGAGTTGCGTTTATTACAACGATCGGTGGCAAAATGATAAGCAGCGAAGAGACGTTTGAGCAGCTCAAAACACTGCTACGTTCTTTGGGTGCTACCTGTATTGAAGGCGCTGCAAGAGAAGCCATCGCCCGGCTCTGGTCACGTTACGGCTTTGAAGAAAAGTACAAAATTGTTGGAGTGAAGATATGAGTTACTCACGTCGTGAACTTTATGCCATGGGTGAACCCCTTGGTGAATCGGTAACCCGCAAAGAAGGCGGGCGCATTATTTATGGTGGTGGCGGTGGGGGTAGCAACAGTAGCAACACCCAAACACAAGTTGTTGATTTACCAGCGTGGGCTAAACCCACTGCTCAAAAGCAGTTGGGCCTTGCTGAGTCCGTAACCGACATTAATCAAAACCCATTCCAGTCTTTTGGCGGTATCAAGGACGCGTCGGGCAAGCAAGTTGGGTTTGACCCTAACAAAGTGGTTGCCGGTATGGACCCCATGCAGCAGCGAGCCTACCAAGGCGCGGGCAATCTACAGACCTCTCCTGAATTGGGAATGGCTAGCGGTTTGACGGGAGCTGCTGCGGGACGTGCGCTAAACACGCGGTACAACCCTTACGCTACAGGGCAGTTTGGCGCACAGGCTGACCAGTACATGGACCCCTACATGCAGAATGTGGTGGACATTCAGCAACGAGAAGCACAGCGCCAAGCAGGTATTGCAGGCACACAACGCGGTGCGCAAGCTGCTAAAGCAGGTGCGTTTGGCGGCAGCCGCCAAGCTATCGAGAATGCAGAAGCTGCTCGTAATTTGGCCACGCAACAAGGCGATATTCAAGCTCGCGGTCTGCAAGACGCTTATACCCGTGGTCAAACACAGTTCAATACAGAGCAGCAACTGCGTGAGCAATCGCGTCAGTATGGCGCGGGGCTAGGTCTTCAAGGTCTGCAGACAGCTCTGACAGGTGCAGGCCAGTTGGGTCAGTTGGGTCAACAACAGTTCGGCCAGCAAAAAGACATTCTTAATTTGCAGAACCAGTTTGGTGGTCAACAGCAGGCGCAGCAGCAAGCACTCATCAACGCCGAGGCGCAGAACTTTGCAGCCCAGCAACGCTACCCGTATCAACAGTTGGAGTTCATGTCGAACATCCTGCGCGGCACGCCGATGGGCACTGTACAAAGCATGTACGCGCCGCAGCCCGGTATTGGGCAGCAGGTACTTGGTGCGGGTACTTCTCTAGCTGGTGCGTATATGATGGGCGGTGGCAAGTTTGCCGATGGCGGCGCAGTCACAACAGGTGCAGGTCTGAGTGATCTGGCCATTTCTAAACTCTGAGGTGTGACATGCTGAACGTCAACAAGATCACGTCCATGCTGGCCAAGATGCCAGACCCACAGCTGCAGCAATACGCGCAGATGCACAAGAACGACCCCTACATCATGGCGCTGGCCATGTCCGAGTCCAACCGCCGCAAAGAAGTTCGTGCAGTCAAACCACCAATGGCGGAGCAGCCCAAGGTTATTGACCAAGAAATCGCCCAGATGGGTCCTCAGCGTTTACCCGAAGATCAAGGTATTGGTCAGCTTCCCACAGGCAATATGGACTTTGCTAATGGCGGCATTATTGCGTTTGCTGACGGCGGTGATGTTGAGCGTTACCAGTTTGGTGGGCAAACAGGGAGCTGGGTTGATAGGTATTTTTACGACAATATCACACCCGCCGAACGCGAACGCCGCGAAAGAATTCAAGCCGAAAAAAGCGCAACTCGTTTGCGCACGCCTTTTGAGCAAGAACGCGCCGCCAACATGGCAGCAGCGGCGGCGGGTAGTACGTACACGCCAGAAGCATACAACGTAACCACGGCTGCCCCAGCTTTCCAAGACCCCCGTTTGCTTGGTGCAACCCCTGCGGACACAATGGTAAAAGGCCCGACTACAGACGACAAAACCGGTCAAAAACTTCCCGCATCTGCACCCGCAGCCAACCTCAAACCCGCTGCACCCGGTGGAAAGCCTTCTGCACAAGCAGGGCTTGGTAACTTGGACGTGTCAAAGTTGACTGAAACAGCGCTGGCAACAGCGGCTAAACAACCCAATCCTTTTGCTGCGGATGTCACAAAAATTGGCGAAGAAAGAGTCAAGGCTAAAGAAGCCGAAGTCGCTGGGCTAGAGGCTATACAGAAGCAGTACTCTGACATCTTTAAAGGACGTAAAGAGCGTCTGGACAAGAAAGAAGGCGACATCGAGACCATGAAGGACCAAGGCCTTGGACTTGCGTTGCTGCAAGCAGGCGCTGCCATGATGACTACACCCGGCGGTATAGGTGCGGCTATTGGTAAGGGTGTTGATGTTGGCAGCAAGCAGTACGCCGCAGGCATCGACAGAGTGCGTTCAGCCCAAGAGAAGTTGTCTGATGCACGCGACCGCTTGGAAGAAATTGAAGCCAATCGCGGTGAGATGTCCGCCCGTGAGTTGCTCAAAGCTCAGAATGAAGTTAAGACCGCTGGTATTGGCGCTCGGGAAGACTTGCTCAAAGCCAACATGCAGATGTACAACGTCAATCGCGAGACTGCACTTAAGATGGTGGACAACCAAGTTAAAGTCGGCCTTTCAGTGTATGAGCAGCAACAGCAAAACGCCCGTACTCAGATGCAGGTTTCCGCGCAAAGGGACACACCAGACCGCGTTGTGTTTGACCAACTGGTTAAGGCTAATCAGGGTGATGCGGTCAAGGCGGCTGAGGCTTTGCAGAAGATGAAGGCCGAGAAGTTCAACATGTATGAGGCATACAGCAAGTACTTGACCGGATTTGCTGGTAAAGATACGCTTACGCCACCACTTGCCTTCGATCAATTTGCTACACAGTTTGCAATTCCAACAACAAAAGCTCCCGGCAAAGGCGCTACTGTACTGACACAGCCGTAACTGGCATAATTCCTTTAGGCGATCAATTTTCCGGGCCACGCCTCCCGGACACAATTTGCGGATAGAACATGGCTGAATACATACAACTTCCCAGCGGTGCGTACCTTGAATTAAAAGAGGGTCAGTCGCCCTTAGAGGGAATGATGGCCGCTCGCCAGCTCTATCCTGACGCATTTAAAAAAGAAGAAGTTAAACCCAAGCAAGACACTTCTGGCTTCAAAGCGGCAGCATCTGCTGGTGCTACCCGACTGGGGGGTGAGTTTGAACTGCTCAAGGGTAAGCTTGGCGTTAAGAGTGAAGCCGAAGCGCAAAAAGAATATGAAGCCGCACAGAAACGTGCACAAGAGCGGTTTACTCCAACAGAAAAAGGCTTTACTGAAGACCCGCTTTTAAAGTTTCGGGAACTTCTTGGCGGGTCTGTTCCCTACATGGCCGCTCCAGCAGCCGCAGGTCTTGCGGCTTTAGCCGCTCCCGTTTCCGTTCCAGTTGCGGCAGGTCTTGGTTTGCTGGGCGCAGGTGCTGTGTCTACTGGACAGTTTACAGGCTCTAACTTAGCCCGTCAGATGGACACAGGCAAGACGCTGGAAGAGGCCAGCCTTGGCAAAGCTGTAGCCGCAGCCGTTCCGCAAGCACTGATTGATACCGCCGCTATGGCGTTGATTCCCGGTGTGGGCAAGCTTTTTGGTTCCGTAGGCTCTAAGCTAACAACCGAACAAGCTAAAGCTATTGCCAACCAGACGCTTAGCAAAGCGGCGATGGACTACACCGCCAAGACGGGCATGGCCATGGGCCGTGAAGGCATTACCGAGGTCGCCCAGCAATCACTCGAACGCTTGCAGGCAGGTTTGAACATTGCTGACCCAGAAGCCCGCAAAGAGTACGTTGATAGTTTCATTGGTGGCGCAGTGCTGGGCGGAACTTTAGCCCCAGTCGGTCGTGCGTTTGAGCGCAGCAGTGCAAAAACACAGGCAGCCAAAGCCGAGCGTGACGAACGCAACTTGTTGTCCAAAGAAGCTGCCGAGCAAGAGCGCCTTGTTCAAGAGCAAGAGGAAGCCAGACGCCAGACCCCTGAGTACGCGCTTGAAAAAGCCAAAGAGCTGCAAACTCTTGAGCAAGAGAAGATTGCGCTGCAACAGCAAGAGCGCAAGGTAACCAAAAATTCTCCTACCGAGGCAGAGGATAAGGCGTTCAACAAAGAAATCCGAGAGCAGCTTCGCGTTAACAAGTTGGCGCGAGATGAGATTGCTCCCGAGGTCAACCGCTTGAAACAGACAGGCGTGTACCAACAGGCGCTGGAGCAAGAACGCGTTGCAGGTATGTCTCCAGAAGACTACATGTTGGAGCAAATGAGCCAGCAAACGGGTATTCAAGCCGCTGGCAGGAAGACAAACAAAGGGCAGTTGTTTCCAACCGAAGCGCCTGCTCCCGCAGACACGACTCTACAAGACTACGCCACAGAACAACTGACAGCGGCACAAAACGTTGGGGCATTGACCACAAAAGACCGTCTTGACTATTTAATGCAAGACCCAGAGAAGGCAAGGCAGTTGCTTGCAAACCGCACACCGTTGCCCGGAGTAGATGAAAAAGAACAAAAGATTATTTACAGCGCGTTAGTTGGGCAGCTTAAAGCGTACGACAAACAACAAGCGGAACAAGAAAAACAGAAAGCCGCGCAGTTAGAGCGTGTACGCGGACAGATGGCTGGCACAACTCCCGGCTCTGAGCTTATGCGGACCGCGACCCAAATGCCTGCTGTGCAGGCTGCGGAACAACAGCGTGCTATAGACGAAGCTCGTTTGCGCGTAGTCACGCCTGAAGTTGAAGGCCTGCAAAGACTTGGTCAGACCCTTGACTACAGCCCTGCACAAGCACTGCGCCAGTCTTATGAAACAAGAAAAGCCAGCGAACAGCAAGACGAAGCTCTTGTTCAAGGACTATTAGACACGTTGCCTAAAGGCGGCATGATTACACCCGGCCAAGTGTTCCAAGGTCTGGGTGGCGGTACGGCGCGTGAGCGTAGCGATCTGCTGACTCAACTGGCTGTTGCCCGAGAATCCAGCGGCAAATCAAAGACGGGCGGTGTCAAAGACAACGACGTATCACGCGGCATTATTGAGAAGCTCCGCGCTTTAAAACAAACGGAGACAACCGGAACGGGTGCGGAAACCGCCCCTATGCAAACAGTACTTGCTGGCATTTCTGTGCCAGAAGCGCGTGCTAAAGAAGCCGCAGCAAACAAATTTGCTGACCGGCAAAACCAACAGTTGTTGGCGTTTACGCGCATGTTGGGTAAAGTAAATAGAGGCACGCTAGTACTACCGGACACATTTAAACAACGCTCCGATGCCGTCAAGCAAGCGTATCTTGAACTACACATAGACGAGATTAACGCTAGGCGCGATGCGTTTGGCTTGCCTCCTATGGCCGACTGGGAACGCGGCGAAGCTCGTGCTCGTGTCATGGAAGCGCTTAATGAGTTGGGTGATCGTTGGGGCAGCGCAGCTAACGCAGGGCCTGCTGGCCAGCGCCAGTTCGGATCACAACTACAAGCGGTTGCCGCACTGCAAGAGCAGATGCGTACCAACATCCAGAAGACTGTGGCCGGAGCCGCACAGCGTGCAAACTTAAACGCAACAAATGAAGTAGCTGAGAAGACTGGCGCTACGCCCACACAGTACTACACAGAAGATGAAAAAGGCAACAAAAAACCCGCCAGTATTGAGCAGCCTGCAACTGGCAAACGTATTGCAGCCCCCGCCGAGCTAACCCTGCGCGGCGAAGCACGTACTGAGCCGTCCACTGAGGACATGATTGAAGCGTTGTTATCTCAAACAGAAACACGCGAACGCGCAGTGCCTACGGAGGCAGTCAAGCCAGCTAAAAAAGTTACAGACCTTGGGGATATAAAGCAACTACTAGAGAAAGAGCGTTCTGGTGGCAAGCTAGAGCCCATGGGCAAAGGCTCCGTTCAGTTACTTCAACAGCTTCAAGACATGTTGCCGCAGACAACAGATGCTGACTTTAAAGAACTAGCTCGCAAAATTGTTCGTCAGATTTACACAGGCAACGAGCCTAATTTGTTTGACGTTCGCGATCTGGAAGAGATGACTAAAGGTATGGAAGCCGCAGGTCAAAGTGCAACACGCCCCGGCGTTACTCCAGAAGAACTACAACGCACCAGCGCTCAGCCACAACTTGACTTGTTTGCTGACAAAGATACGCAAACACAACGTGCCACACCGCGCAACTTCCAAAAGATGTTGGACTCGGGCAATGTGCAAAGACTTCGTCAAGCTATTGCGCAACTAAACAAAGACTCTGAAAACGAAGTGGCTGCTGTAGAGGAAACGCTTACAGATGCGCAAGAACAGCTTGCTAAAGCAGAAAAGATTACAAAGAAAGCTCTTGACAAAATTGAAGCCCTTGAAGAAGGCGCTGATGTTGGCAGTTCGCCATTAGCAGACCAATCGTCTGAAGCGTTTGCAACCGTCAAAGCAACGGATGAAAAATTAAAAACACGTTCTAAAGTTGCGCCAGAGACTTCAAAGTTTGTAGCCGAGTACGGTTTGAAGCCTACAAACAAGGCAGACGATGAGATTAAAGTTGCATGGGCTGAAGCGACGCGTGATGTTGTAGCCGCCGAATCTGCTTTACAAGCGTTGCCCTTGCGGATTGCGTATTTGACTGAGATTCGTAACAGTGTTGCCAAGCTGTCTAAAAAAGGTAAACAAGACCTAGTTGCTTTGATTGACGAAGCGTTGCGCTTTGGCAGAGACCCAAACAACCCTGCATCAATGCGCGACAGCTTAGAGCAGAAAGAGTTTGCAGAACTTAAACAGTGGTTAGATCCGGATACAGCAAACACAGAAATTAAACGTCTTAAAACTACGTACAACTTAGCCAAGAGAGCATTAGGCCCTGCGCGTGAACGTGTGGATGCCGCCGTTGCTGAATACGAAGAAGGTAGCGTTGTTCGTAAAGCACTGGAACGAGAACAGAAAAAAGCACAAGACGCTTTAGCCAAAGCGCAAAGAGATGAACAGGCAGCGCGAGCGGCTGTAAAAGCAGAACAAAAACAAGAAACAACTACGGAAGAAGTCGGCACACCAAACGCAGAATACCGAGCCGCACTACAACGCGCTCGTGAAGGTTTGAATTTGCCCGGTGTTCGCAATCTGGTGGACACAACTGCTATGAAGCAGACCATCTTTAATTTGCGCAGTGCCATGGGGTCGTTTGATGCGCAGTTGGAAAACAAACAGCTGACTGAAGAAAAGCGTGCAGAAATAGAAGCTAAGCGCGAGGATGCTGCCAGAAGGTTGGAGTCTGTTTATCAAGACGCACCACGCATTACGTCTGAAATCAAAGAGAACGGTCAACTTGATCTGGAGCGGGCGTTTGATGATGCCCAAGCCAAAGCTTACGACAAACAAGTTGCCAAGCGCCGTACGCGTGCGGGTGAGTCGCCCCCAGTTTTACCATCCAGCAGAACTGGCCCCGTTGTTAAGGGCGTGCGGAACCAACGCATATCTCAGTCAGGGGAAACATCAGAAACAGAGGCAACAAAAGAAGCGGCCACAGCGCTTGAGAAGCTTGCAGAAGAGCGTGCTACGTTGGCTGACTTGGAACGTCGCGAGAAGTTCTTGCGTGACAACGGTAAGGCTAAGTCCGGTGGTCGTTTAACACCGGCGTTTAAAGCGCTACAAGCGCAGATTACAAATCAAAAGAACGTTGTAGCAGAAGCCGCCGAAGAACAGGGCAAGATTGTTGCCGAAGTTCGTGAAACAAAACAAGCGCTTGGCAAGAAGAGAATTCAAAACGTTGCGTCCGAGACTGAAGTTGGACTGAAGGGCGAAGAAGCCAAAATTTCTAAAGCGCCTAAAGTTCTGTTCCGTACAGTAACGCGTGGCCCAACATCTTTGCAAACTGCGCAAGTAGAACGTCTAGCCGAACGGATTACCAAAGACTGGGCCAACGCTCCCAAGATTGTGGTGGTGGCTACTGAGGCAGACTTGCCTGTGCGTATCCGTGGACAGATTGTTCGAGAAGGCCGCAAAACCGGCACAACACCCGGTCTGTTTGATACACAGACAAAAAAGGTGTATTTGATTGCGGACAACTTAAGTAATGCTAACGATGTAATTTTAACAATTGCACACGAAGCGGCAGGACACTATGGCTTGCGTGAATTGTTAGGTAGTTCGTACACCGCCACAATGGACAGTCTGTACGGTGGTAATTTAGAAGTTCGGTTACGAGCCAACGCCAAAATTAAAGAAAACAAAAAGCTGTCAAAACAAATAGCAGTTGAAGAAGTTTTGGCTGAAATGGCGGAAGATCCTAACCCAACGCCCATAGAGAAAAGCGCTTTGCGTCAGTTGTACGAGCGTTTGCGTGCATGGTTCCGCACTACGTTTAACTTAAGTAATGTTACAGACGCGGAAGTGCAACAGCTTGTTGCCAACGCACGCCGCTATGTTATTGAGGGTGGCGTAGCTGGCGAAGGGCAAGCACCTGTTGGCGAGACAACATACAGAACCAAAGCAGCCTCCCCAGCCAACGCACTTGAAGCATTAGCGCAGGACATCACCACTCAACCTAAGACACTCAGAGAAAAGTTGGGCAGCAACCTTGCTCTGCAAGCTGAAATGCAAGCGGTGGATATGCGTGCTGGGCTGCGCGACACCCTCAAGTTTGGTGACGACAACCTGTTTACCCAAGCCATGTACCATGTACGCAAGGCTGAACAGAAGATGGCGCAGATGTTCACCGTCATGAACAGCGGACCACTGGTTGCGTACAAGGATGAGAAAGGTTTTGTTGGCTACCGTAGCTCCAACGAGAACAGCGCTCGTGATGTGTTTGATGCTATTGCCGACATTCCTGTGGACGACCCACAGCTGAAGACCAACATTGCTCAGGCTTATATGGTTGCGCAGCGTGCTGCTAACAAAGGCTTGTCCAAGCTTGACCTTGGCGAGTTAGGTATCACTGAGGAAAAACTTAAAGCCGCCTTAGCTGCGGCTGATGCTGACCCTGCCTTGAAGAACGCGCTTGAAAACGTCCGCCGCAAGTACAACGCCTACAACAAAGGCATGATTGAGTTTCTTGCCTCGACTGGGCGTATCTCTAAAAAAGTAGCCGCAGACTTGCTGAAAGACGGCGACTATGTTCCTTTCTATCGCGTGCGTGAGAACGGCACGGCTGAACTGAACTTTGGCAACAATGTTACATTCAACGTGGGCGACATTCGCCGCCAGCCATATCTTGCCGAACTTAAAGGTGGTGAGACCAAGCTGTTGCCACTGAACGAGGCTATCCAGCAAAATACTTTGCTGCTGACAGACATGGCGTTGACTAACAACGCCGCCAAGAGCGTGGCGTACGGCTTGCAAGCACTGGGTAAAGGCAAAGGTCCTGTTGACCCCAAGACCGGTAAACCTACGGACGTGATGGCCATCAAAACAGGTCTTGGCCCTGACGATGCTAAAGTTATTCGCTTCTACCAAGAACCTGATCCAAACAAATCCGACGATAAAGGCGAGCGCCACATTGTGGTGAACACCAAGGGTACTGCCGCCGAAGGCATTCCTGCTGAGCTAGTGGTGCAAAGTTTGGAAGGCGCAAGTCTTGCCCTGCCCGGGTTCCTCAAACTGGGTGGTGTTGCCGCTGATCTGTTGCGTGCCGGTGTAACCCGCACTCCTCTGTACATTGCCCGCAAGTTGCTTCGCGAACCTATGGCCGCATCCTTCACTGGTGGCTTGAACAACAACGCGTTCTCTGCTGTCTTTAAGGCAGGCGCTGAGTTTGTTCGCATGAGCCGTGGCACCAGTGACTCACAAGCCAAGCTGATTGAGAAGGGTTTGATTCAGTCCAATATCTTTGCAGGCGATATGTCTGACATGAAGAAGATGGCGCTTCAGCTTGCCAGCGGAAAAGACCAGAGCGTGATGGATAAAGTGTTTGCCGCCGCCGACCGGTACGCAATGCGTGCCGATGCTGCCACACTAGCGCTGGTGCTCAAGAACGCTGAAGAAAATGGCTTGTCAGAAGTCGAAGCCGACATGATGACGATGGAGTCCATGAACTTCTACAAGCGCGGTCTGTCGCCTACGTTGCAGTACGCCAGCCGCCTAATCCCGTTCTTTAACGCCCAGATTCAAGGTCTGAACGTATTGGTTAAAGCCGCCCGGGGCAACATGCCTTTCGAAGAGCAACAGCAGATTAAGCGCAAGTTCTTTAACAACGCTATGTTGCTGATGGGCACCGGCCTTGTGTACGCCATGGCTATGGATGACGACGAGACCTTCCGCAACGCTCGCCCAAGGGACAAGTACTCCAACTTCTTCATGCCGATTCCCGGCGTGGATGAGCCACTGAAGTTGCCAATTCCTTTTGAAGCCGGTTACTTCTTCTCTCTGGCTGTGGCCGCAGTTGACGGTATGCGTGCTGAAACTGATGGTAAGGCGCAGTTCCAAGCTTTGCGCGATTTGTTCTTAGGTTCTGTTCCCGGCTACTCATCCATGGGCATGCCGCAGATTGCTAAGCCTGCGTTTGAGGTGTGGAGCAACAAGAACTTCTTGACTGGTGGCAATTTGGAATCGTTGCGTTTGCAGGGGCTTGACCCCGAAGCGCGATACCTTGCTACCACCACTGAGTTGGCCAAGCAGATGAGCAAAGCTATACCAATCCTGTCGCCTATCCAGATTGAGCATCTTGTGCGCGGCTACTTGGGCGTGCTACCTTTGGTAGCCGCTGCTGGGGCCAACAGTTTGTTTGAACGTGAAAGCAAGGGTGAGAAGCCTGCAGGCCGTGCGTCTGACCTGCCGTTGGTGGGCACAGCCTTCCAGAAAAAATACGGCGGGGCAGATTCCGACGTGGTGTTCCGTGAAGCCAAAGAAGTTGAGCAGGCTCGCAATACTTTTAACGACATGCTTAAGAGTGGTCGCAAAGAAGAAGCGGCAGAGTACCGCAACACGCACCGCGCTGAGCTTGTTATGGCCCCCGCCGCAGGGCAGTACCGCCAAGTGGTAGGCCGCATTAACGCAGACATTCGCCGTACACAAGAACGCAACGACCTGACGCCTGAAGAAAAGCGCTTGCGGCTAGATATGTTGGACAAAGCTAAGCAAGATCGGGCTGAAGCTTTTATCAAACAGTTGCGCCGTGCGGAAGAGCGGTTAGGGGGCTAAATAGGACGCAGGAAATTTCCGATAAAACCATACGCCTAGTTGGTGGTTCTTGATACCCACGATAGCCCGCGCTTGAATGCGGTGAGGGAGAGCGGCACGTAAGCCTAACTCCCTCACCTTTTCAACGTCTAGCCCCGGTACGAAGAAACCCTCACCCGGCCTTAGCTTCGCCCACGGATATATTATTACCATCAAAGACTTCGTCCCTAAAAGTTATGTGCATGGTGTTCACACGCATGGCAGGGCCGTTGGTACGGGACAGCATATCTTTCTTGACGTACTTGCAGGTAAACAACTCCTCCATCTGCGCCTTGAACTCGTCGTAGCCGAAGCTCATGCTCACGCAATGCTTCTTGAGTAACTGCTCCTCGATGTAGAACTCTCGGTAACCCGGTGCCATAAGCCCGTGTTCTACCCTGCCGAGCACCTTGCTCTTGGTGGTCGAGCGGTCAACGATGTCGCCGTTATCGCCCCACGCTGCCAAGATTTTGCCCTCGACTTTCTTCAGAACAATGAAGCTTCCGTAGTTGTCGCCGATGTAGGCGTTCAGCACGTCTTCAGCAGAGCGCACGCTAGTCTTGATGACGCCACGAGCTTTCTCCACAAGTCCTTTCAGAGCGTTGATGACCTTGTTGATCTCCACGTCTAGGATGCCTGAGTACTCTTTACGCAGAAGAATTGCCGCCGCTACAGTTGTAGTACAGCCTGCATGCCAGTAGCGCTCATCGTCGTTGAAGTTCATGACTTTTTTCAGGTGAATGTGTACCTTGCGCACAATTTCTTCAGCCGTCTTTTGATTGACAGCCAACCACCTGACCCACGCTTCACCGGCTACGCCGTAGTTACGCTTGATCTCAAGCAAGGTCGTGCGCTCCTGCGCTGTAAACTTCAGCTTTACATGTGGCGTCCACTCAAGCATACGCAGTAGCTCGCCGTTAGAACTGTGAGCCCGAGCCCCCGCCATGTAGTCGGTCAGCTTCGTGTTGGACGTCATGGTACATGTGGCAGTCCACGTACTATTGTTGATACGTTCCTTGTTGGAGCCGGACTCCATACGCTCTTTGCCCTGACCCTCTGCGTAGTCAAAGATAAAGGCAGGCGCCCACTCCATGTCTTTGCGTTGGGTGTTGGTGATCTCGTCAATCAGAAGCGGCATGCTGTTAAGCAAACCCGCCCGTTGTTGCATCGCAACAGGAGAAGTGCTCTTGCCTGTGCGGTAGCGTAGCGGGTGACCCCACACGCCTGCCTTGGCACTAAGTACTAGGGATTTACCCGTACCTGACCACTGTGAACCAATGTGCCAGACGAAGCCTTCGTACTCTGTGAAGCGCATAAGCGGTGATCCAAAGGAATCCAGAGCCACAGCCAAGGCTGTCTCCATACCTTCTTTCTCCACAAAGATCGTCTTCCATAGGTGTTTCCACGTAGCCAATTCGCCCTTGCCGTTGGTGTTGCGGTTGATGTTCTCAAGCCCGGGCATGGGGATGCGTGTCTCACGTCCGTCTTTACTGAATACGCGGTTGTTGTAAACAAACGACTGATCTGCCTGCCATCCACATTGGAACGGAACTTCGACGGGTTTGCGGTTCTGAGAAGCCTCACCCACGCATGAACGCACGTACTCAAACAGCGTCTTGTCGTGTCCCGCAAAGGTGCTGACGATGTTCTGACTGGCCAACCACTTGAGCGTCTCGTCCTTGCTGACAATAGATTTCTGTGGGAAGTTAAGCGTCTGCACGCCTTCGGGACGGACAGCGGCCATGTGAATCAGGTGGTCGTTCTCCATCTTCAGGAGGTCAACCACAAACAAGTCGTAGGGAACCAGTTGAATGTTCTTCTTGCTCTTTTTGCCTTCTTCGTCTTCCTCGGTGCGTGTGCAATACACGCCGCCATGCTCGCCATAGCTGTAGCCACGAGGGGGCACAGGACGTACCACGCTAGGTGCTAGGGGTAAACCCGTATCTTCTGGCTCGTATGCTTCCTCAGAGTCAAGCTCGGACTCATCAAAGTCTTCTTCGGCAGGCGCCGACAGCATGATTTCCTTGGCGGTGTTGTCCACCTTGATCTCGCGCCCCAGTATCAGGGGGTTGGTGATCTTGCCCCAGTGCTTACATTTTGTGCAGATGCCGGGGTTCTCGCTGTCCATTTTCATGCATGCGTATGGCCCTTTGATCTCAGACATCTTTTGGTGCATCCGCTCATGTGGGTACGGGTGCATGTCTGACAGCCAGATAGCCTTCTCTGCGCCATCCTCACAGACCTTCGCCCAAGACAGGATTCCTCGCCAGATGGGTTCCTTGCCATCTTCCGAAGCCGTGGCAATGTAGTCCTGAATCTGACCGCACTGGTTCTCAAAGTTCCCAAACAACGTGTAGCTGTCTTGAATCAACTTAACCTGAGCGCGTGTCTGAACACCTTGTGGGCGTTGACCGGGCAGGTCTAGCTTGGGCGCGGGAGTGTGAACAACCGGTACCTCTTCCAACTTCTCATAAACAAGTGGCGAAAAAGTCGAGAAGTCAAAGATGTCGCCTTCTTGTACCACACGCACAGGGCGCGGCGTCGCGTACTTCTTCTTGTTGTTAGCAGTTCCGGGCACACGCAGAATCCTTGCGGTATCTGCCGTGACCGCCATGTCGATGGTGAAGCCTTCTTGTTTGCACAGACGCTTCAAGTTCTCCGCAACAGGTTTCCAAATAGCCGCAGGAATCTCATCCTTCAATGGCCAGTAGCAATGCAAGCCTCCGCCTGAGTCAACCACCCATGGCGTACCAAGAACATCAAGCCCAGACCTTGTCAGAAACTCGATCAGTGCATCAGCCGCCGCTTTCTTGGAGGCATACCCGTCCAAGTCCACAAAGAACGACTTGAGGTACTGAGCTTCTTCAGCGCCGCGCTTCTTGTCAAAGGTAGCTACGCCATAGAAGACGTCGTAGTTGTTGGCGTGCCACTGCTCGATCGTCGGGATGAGGTCGTCAATCTTGTCTGCATATACATGCTCTTTCTTTTTTGTGAGTTCTACCGCGCAGTACAGGCCAAAACCTTCGGACGGCAAAACCACCGCTAAAAACTCAGCGGATGTCATGTGTATCCTTTGGTTATAGGGGGGTGTCGTCGGCGTGAGTTATGCCGTCAGCAAAGCCGTCAGCGAAACCTTCATCGTATTTGTTCTGCACGGCGTCTATTGCCGCCGCTAGGCGTGTGCAGAGTTCTTCTACCCACTCCTTTGGAAGCATCTCGTTGCCCATCAGGTACACCTGACGCAAAACTTCTTCGTCACTCAGGTTTCTAGGTTGAATGCTTTGCATGTCTTCCTCCAAGCTTCTTCGCCCGTGCCGGACGACTTTAAAATATTAAGAAGAGCTTCCACCGCAGGGCGGTAAGCCACGAAGACTTCGCCACCACTGAACCAGTTGTAAACAGATTGCCGAGAGGCGCCTGTTGCTTTCGCTAGTTTCGTGACAGGAAAGTCATGATGCACAGCCCATCGCCCGAGTTGGTTGCCCAACGTCTTAGGCGCTCGTTTGACTGCGCTAATAACTTGTGGTGAATATGGCATGATGTAGGTGGGGGTACTAGCCGCTCGTCCGCAAGCATGTTGCACGACGTTCCCCCCGAATTCCTTTACTCGTTCTCATCCCAGTCGTCCACCATGGCAGACAAGTCAGCCTTGGCCTTGGGCACAGCGTTGGGCTTCTTCTCTTCCTTGCGGACTACGGGTTCCTCATCATCCTCGGCAGGCAGAGGGGCGGGTTTGGCTTTGGCCTTAGCCTTGGCCGCAATCGGCTCGTATGCGGGCGCGTCTTCTTCCTTGGTCAACTCACCCATGGGACGCTTGCCTTCAAGCTTTAAAGGTGCGGGGGCGGCAACGCTGTCCATCTTAGAGAAAGACATTGTGATCGCCTTAACAGCGGTGTCTGTCTTGCCTTGTTCCTGAATGGTTGGGAACTCGTCGTCAGTCAACCAACGCATAGCCTTGAAGAACAACTTAGGCGCTTCAGACTTGGTGTCAAACTTCATGCGCGTGATGACTTCAGATGGGTCAATGTTCTGTGCGCCCAAGTGACGAGCGTATGCTTGCAAGGCACGGTTGTCGCCTTCTTCTTTGCCAAACACAGACTTAGCAGGCACAGTCAACTTCAACACAGAACCTTCCATGTCGTTAGCCAATACTACAGCAATGTGTTGTTGGAAGCGGCAAGCGCGGCTATTGTTTTGACCAGAACCGGCAATGTTCTGTTGGCACCCATCGCACTTGTTGTGCTGTGGGTTGCTTGCCTCAGGGCTTGGTGTCTTGCCGTCTTGTGACCAGCAGTCAGGCGCAGAGACTTCGCCATCGTATGCTTTCGCATAGAACACGCGTGAAACATCAGGCGCGGCATTGACAATGACTACGTCGAGGTAGCGCTCTTCGATAGCGGCGATCTCCTTGCCGCCCTCGTTCAAACGAAACACACCGCCTTTGATGGAGATGCTCTTGGTGCGGTTACCTACTGCGCCACCGGCTAGGGCTCGGGCCATGGGTGACAACGATGTGCGGTTCTTTGCGAACGCGGGGGCTTGGGATGGGTTGAATAGAGCTACATTGCTCATAATGATTCTCCTGATTACTTAGTTGGTTTACGAACGGAAATGGCGTACTCTGTCATAGAGTTAAGCCCTGCGGGAACTAGACTGGGATTCTCTTCCAAGAACGTAGCCATGTTGGTCTGCGCAATACGCTTCTCCAACAAGTCCAACGCATCGTGTTCTTTGATGAACTCTTTGAACGAGTCCCAGTCCTGTGTGTTGTAGCGTGTCTTGGTAGACAGCACTACGGTGCCTTGGTCGGTGCGAACACTTGATACACCAAGCTTAAGCATCTGATCTTTGAGCGCGATCTTCACAACGTCTTGTTGACGTTTGATTTCTTCAATCTGTGTCTCGAACTCTTGAGTCAGCTCTTGTACGCGTGACTGCATCTTGCGGTACACCTTCGCCAACTTGTCCATAGGGACAATGACCTCTGTCGGCGACTCCTGAGGAGCAGGCTCCTCGTCATCTATATCTAGCATTTTACTTCTCCTTGAATTATTTTATTGTCAATGGTTTGACAGCATAGCACGACTGAATTGATTTGCAACTCCTTTCTTAAATATTTTTTACTTCGCTGTCGAACATGCCGACAAGCAAAGCGTGGTCAGAAACTTTTGTATTCATTGCCTTGAATAATTTCTTCTCGATGGGGCTTGACTCAATGTGTACCACAGTGACTTTGTCTGAGTCTTGCCCCTTGCGATCAGCGCGTGCTATGCACTGCGTATACATTTCTACTGACATAAGGGGACCAAAGAATACAACGGTGTCAGCGGCAGTTAGGGTAATCCCGTGGGCTGTCGCTTGTGGTTGCAACACCAACACGCGGATGTTGTCAGTAGTCTGAAAGTCATTGATGATGTGCCCACGTTTTGTTGCAGACACGTCGCCATGAATTTGGTCGACGGCATAGCCGTTCTTGGTAAGGTGCTTGACGATGGTGTCAATGCTTGAGCGGAACAGCGCAAAGATAATTACCTTGCGGGATGTCTCCTCCAATACCTCCTCCAGTACACCAAGGCGAGGCGCGGCATCGAACTCCACAACTTCCTTCTCGTCTGTGTATGCGGCACCACAACTGATTTGTAGCAACTTGTTTACGGCAACGCCTGCGTTGACTGCGCTGATTGTTTCTCCGGCAGCTTGGAAAAGCATCTGCTCTTTAAGTAGTTTGTAGTACTTAGCTTGCTGTGGCGTCATTGGTACTTCGCGTGTGACTGTGATGACTGGTGGCAAGTCAAGGCACTGGTCTTTGGTGAAACGTATTGCGGGTTGTAGTGCCGCGAACACTAATTCCTTGGCGTTAGCCTTGGGTGCCCACTTGAACATGCTGATTTTGTTCATGACCTTGTCGCGCCATGATGTCTGGAACTTAGGCACACCACTTGGATTAACAAAGCGAGCCAAGCCATACGCATCAACAGGCGACTGCGATGCGGGCGTGCCCGTCATCATCCACAAATATGTTTCAGGTTTGATGATTGATGCAAGTGTCTTCCATCTGCGAGTAGACGGGTTCTTGTAAGCGTTAGCTTCGTCAACAATCACGAGGTCGAACCTACCATCTGCATTTATCTCAGACGCAATTAAGTTCAGGCCATCGTAGTTGGCAATCACAATCTCGTAGTCTTGCTGAATCATTTCAATACGCCGACTAGCTTGAGTATGGTGCGCGACAACGGCGCTTCTGTGTATCACGCTTCGGTTGATGTCACCCATCCACGCGCTGTGCATGATAGACAAGGGGCAGAGAATTAGTATGCGACGAACTTCACCACGCTTCATCAAGAAGTCAGCCGCCCACAATGCTGAGAGCGTCTTGCCAGTTCCGGGGTCGTTAAAGCAGAACGCTCTGCGGTTAAGTGTGAGGAAAGCCGCTGTCTCTATTTGGTGAGCCATTGGTATAAACTTTCCGGGCCAGTCATAGCGCCTAGTGATAGGCGATGGGACATCCTTCACACCAAGATTGCGTAGTACCCTTGCCTCATCTAAGCCCCAGTACACAGCAACTTCGTAGACACCTTCTGTCTCAGACAGCACCTTATGCTTTGGAATGATCGCGTACTTGTTTGGGTTACGTGTGCGAAGTACGAGCGCCTTGTCGTCAACTATTTGCATTACGCATCTTCCTTCAACCTAGCCCAAGGCGAGTTGTCTGAGTGATGGTTTAGTTCTTCCATCTTTTTATTTGTATGTAGTCGCGCTGACGCATCAGACCAAAAGTCATCTTCTATCTCCGACACATCTACCCACGTATCACCAAACTTTGCACGCCATAAGTTGACAAGTTGCGATAGCGGTATGGAATACACAGGGTGTTTATTAGGGTTGAACACCGTCATGGTTACGTGTTCATCCGTCTCATCCATCATCTTTATTAACTCACTTTTCACTTTTCCCATTTGCTTCTCCTCGATTTATTTTGGATTTCGACACACATACTTAGAGCGGTCTGTTAGGAAGTGAATCTCTAGCTCGCCTTCTCTTCTCATTCTGTCGTACGCGGCTTTGTAGAACGGGTCCTCAACTACTTCTTGTAGATCAACCCATTCATGTCCAAAACGCGCTACCCACAGATCAATAAGTCTTGCAGTCGGTATGTCACTTAATAGAATGGTCCGACTTTCTTGCATACGAACGGTTTGCGCTCGCGTCTTTAACGCGGAGATTCGAACGTACGGTCTTTCCTCCTTTTGATAGCGCTCTTTTGTGGTCGACATCTCTGCCATCTCCTTTGTGTACTAGTCCTTCCTTCTCCATCATGTCGCGTGCTTTGTTGCGTGCGGCACGCTTCTTCTTGACCATCGGTGTGCCGTCATAGTTGGCGTACTCTTTGGCATAAGGACGTGGTTTGTTTACGTAAGGCATGATTTTCCTTTCTTTGAATTACATGAGCGGCAAAGTATCTGGTAGTCAGCATGGCGTTTATGAAATGCTTGCCACGCATCTGATACTTGCGAACTTTTAATTACCCAACCTGCGCCGGTTGCATCGTTGGTCAGCTCAACTGTACCTTGCTCTTCACAAAAAGCCATAGCAATTTTCTTAAATGGTAACTTTTTATGGTCAACTGTGATAAGCGCGGTAGTTCCGCACGCTACGCAAACACGCGTTGCGGTGCTTTTGTATTCAGACATTTGGTCCGCTACTGACACACGTAGCGCACGCATCAAACTGTTGTCTGGCGTTAGTGCTCTGTTCCATGACCATACCTGAAACGTCACACCATTTTCTGAGTTAGCAATACAGCGTGGGTCGTTTGGAAAATTGGGGTTGACGATTCGTTTGTAGAAAGGAAAACTCCAACCTGTCAATGCATTGAATTGCATCACATCGGTATCGTTAAATAACACGCCATGCAACTGCCGATCAATCAGTGCCTGAATCTGTGCCTTGCGTTCTTTAATCGTTGCCATACTAGTGTTTTTTATTAAATTCGCAAGTCTTTACTGGGCACCAACCGCATAGTGGCGTTTGGTTTGGGTTCCACACGTCGTTGGCAAAGCTAGCTTCAAGCCGCGCTGTACGCTCACGATAGTCCCACCAGTGTTTGTCGGCATCTTCTCGCGCCATCGACATCTTGACCATATCATTTTTGACGATGAACAGCAACGCTGAGTTGACCTTGCGGATGTGTGGGAAGTGGGCGAACACCATCAAAGACATCAGTACAAGCTGATCTCTATCGGGGTACTTGTTGTTGCCAGTTTTCCAGTCACCCACCCACGCCGTGAGGTTGTCATCATCAACGATCAGGATGTCAGCAATGCCGCGCACCCATACGTCTTTGGTTTTCCAAGTTGTAGGCTTGAGGTCGACAGTCAGCGCCATCTCATACTCAGCAAGCTTGCGTCCGTTCTTCTTGAGCATGGCGTCCACCACAGGTTGAAACTGTGAGTACTCAGCAGGAATCGGTTTCCCATCCTGAATGTAGTGTTCAATAGCTTCATGTACCTGATTGCCGTAACGCGTTGCCTCAGTCTCCGTGAACGGGTAGTTCTTTAAGACCTTGACTTCGTAGTAGCGGCGTTGGCATCCCTCAAAATCTTTGAGCGACGAGTGTGACCATGCGGGTTGTTTCATAGTTGGGCTGAGTCCACGGCAAGGGATAGGCGGTTGGCAAAAGCGTTGACAAACTTCTCGTCACTACATAGATCGTGGTTCATGTCATGTAGTACAGCGTGTGTCATCTCGTGCCAGAACGTGTCAGACATTTCTTCTTTGCCAAGCTTGTTGCCCTGCATGTCGTGTGTCGCCATCCATATAATGCCGTGTGTGTAGTCAATCGTGGCAAGGATATTCTTTGTCTTTGCTTTCTTGACTTTGATGACTGCGTAAGTCTTCCTGCCCACAGTAATTTTCTTTGGTATCTGCATTGCTTCTCCTAGTTTTTTGCTAACCCATACCTACGGTGAGCGCCACCGTCAGCGTCCAATGGAATACCCTTCATGTAGGGCGGCTCCATAGTCATTTGCGCCAAGACCCAAGTCTTAGCGTCAACCACTTCATCATCAGGTACAACAGCAATCAGTTCATCATGCACTGTGCCTGCGATCGGGTATTTCTTTGCTACCCTCAACATACCATCCGTCATAACAATACGTGCCAATGCCTGCGTAATGTTGTTCGTTATCTTCCCTGCATACAACTTGGTAGCGTGTGGCCCGTAGACTGCTTGGCTCCTACCTTTGTCGTCCTTCACATAGCGAAGATCAGGGTACAACAACTTCATTCCGTTGGGCAATTCTATCTCGCCTTTGCGGAACGTAATGCATTTATACACCAGTTCATCACCATTGACAAGCGCCCTGTGTAAAGCTGTTTCACAGAGACTCCAGAACGCTACAACAGGGTACGCAGTTCTCCTATACGTGTCGATGATGGCTTTGGCCGCAAGCACATGATGCAGAAGCTCTTGCGTGGAACACGTATGCGGGATGTCAAACATCTTCTCATCGTTGCCGTCCCACTTGGCAAACGCCTGCGCATACTCCGAGTCAACGCCTAGCTTCTTTGCAAAGTCTTTGGAGTACCTTACAGGCGGAGCGCCGAGGAAACCTACCAGTAGTTGGGACGCGAAGGATGCCCAACCAAGCCCATAGCCACAGCCAAGTAAAGCCGATTTAGCCGATTGGCGTAAGTCGGGGTGACTATCTTTTGTGAGGTTCGGGATGTTGAACATCTGCGCACCGAACGCGGCGTAAGGGTCACCACCTCCCTTGAAGATGTCGAGCATATCTTCGTAATCCGAAAGCCATGCGAGAACTCGCGGTTCAATCTGAGATAAGTCCCCAACGACTAGTTGATGCCCCTCGGGAGCCATAATTGCTTTACGTAAGAATGAACCTCGCTTGAGGTTTTGCATGTTGATGGCCGAGCCTTTGGCCGCCGTCCACCTACCCGTCTGCGCACCGTAGTATGAGAGAGGTACCGGTAAGGCTCCGCGTTTACTAATGTCGAGGAATCTCTGAGCCCTTGTGCGCTCAGTGGTCGATTTAACCTTAAGACGCGCTTGACAAAGTAGGGCAACGTCTTCACGTTCACTGTTGAGCAACGTCTGGAAGAGGGCATCGTTCTTCGCAAGGGCAAGCGTTGTCTTCCCTGTGGTTTTACTCGTCTTGGTAGGCGGAACAACGCCCAGTTTTGTAAGTAGTTCAGCAAACTTTGGGTTCGATGCCAACTCAGCATCTTCCACGCCGAGCCTCTGTAATAGTTGTTCACGAGCGTTTCCTTCCTCGGCCAAGGCCTTGACTAACATTGGTTGATCTAGCAGTAACAGCGGGCGCGTGTACATCTTGAGCGTCATGTCTATAAGCCGTAGCTCTTTCGCAGGGTATCCATTGACCAAGCGTGCAAAGATTCGTTCGCATAGATATACGTCGTGTTTGCAATAGTCTGCAAGCTCAGATTCCAAGACCTCGTCCAACTCGGCCACACCATTGGTGCTGTGTACGGCTGTCCCTTTGGCGGGAAGATCAAAATCGACTGCAAGTTTGGCGAGACTGTTGCCAACCTCAACGCCTCTGAGAGCTCGCGCCATTGATAGCGTGTCGAAGATAAAGGCTGGATGTGTATCGTAGACCCACTCCATAATGGATACATCGAACTGTGCGTTGTGTGCAAGTACTGCGGTTCGTCCCCAGTCGACTCCAGAAAAGTAGTCACGTAGTCCCTCTGCGCTAACCCATCTAACTGGTTCATCGCTTCCGTATACATGGACGCAAGCTCCGAACGCTCTAAATTTATCATCACGTATGTACTCCTCGGTTGTCATCTTTGTAAGTGTGTAACCTTCTTTGGTATCCCAAAAGGTTTCGAAGTCGATGGTTATTATTCTGTCAAATGGTTTGGTCATTCGCGTTCCTCAAATCTAGCTTCCCGCAACCACGTATCAATACGCGCAACTTCATTCAGCAACGCGCTTCTAATTTGATTAAACATTTCAATATCTTTAGTTGACATGACGTGCTCTGGAGGGTCTCCCCATGATTCAAACCCCTCATGAACGTCATCCAAAAGCTCTTTCATTGTGGTTTTAAATGTAATCCGGTCGTCTCCCCCGTACACATCTACAGACGCATAGAAAGTCAAGGGGTCGTCCACACCTTTACCCCCAATCCCATCCTTGTCTTTTGTGCCCCAGTGTTTGTATTGATAGGGCATAAAAAAAGATAGGCTCCCGTGTTTTAAAAACTCCCCAACAGTAGCGTCCTTGACCAATTTTGATACGTTGTGTGCTAGTTTCTGTCTTTCAATCATTGCTTTCTCCTAGTTAAAGTTTTCTTTGGGTGGTGCGTCGAGGACGTTTAAGAAGCCGAAAAAATCGTTTGCCGCCAACATGAGTTGCGACGCCTCCATCTCATTACAGTTTAGGGTAACGACTCCTGCAATGTTGTCTTCAGCGCGGCCAACAATGACCACACCCTGTGCTTTGCCTTCTCCATAACACATCACCAACTTGTGTATGAGTAGCTTGAAGTGCACCTGTTCTTCGTCTGACATAGCTTGTACACGCTCGTGCAGTTCAGCGTCCGTCATTGGGTACTCGTCGTTCATGATATTACCTCCTTCAAAGTATGTAAGTTGTCTTCATTGATGACAACGGCTGTCCCCCCTGCGCCACGTATGCGGCTTAGATGAGACTCTTGTAGCGCGGTGGTTTTACCCTTCCCCGCTTTCGCTTCGATGCCGACGAACTTGCCGCCAGCGCACACGAGAAAGTCAGGCACCCCTGAGTTGCCGTATCCTGTTCCGATGGGCATGGCGTAGTACACGCCTGCCTCATCAAGTAGCTTTCGTATCTTCTTCTTGACTAGTACTTCCGGTGTTGCCATGGCAACCTCCTATAAATTAGGTGAGGGGGTCAAGTAGATTCCGCGCCCCCTCGTATCGCGGTTGGGAGTGATAGTAGTTGGTCATGTATCAAAGGGTTGACAACAACTACTACCGACAAAATGTGTTCGCATCTACTAGGCTTGCACAGATCGTCTTATCATAAACGTCAACCCTCTGAATTCTTTTCGTAATACTTCTTGGGCATGGGCGCATGCTTGTCAAGCATCGCACGCAACCATGTACTACCGCCCAACTGTTTTAGAATTGCTTTGTGCCGCGCTGTTAAGCGGAAGTCGGCACGCTCTAATGGCTCAATCGGTTTTGGTCTTGGCATTTTTCATATCCCTTACATAGCAAGCAAAGCTTGCGGCTGTGTCACCAAGGGCGTGCATCTTATCAAACTCACGCGCCACTTCTTCAAGCACTTGGTTACGTTGTGATGAAGACACATACACATCAAAGACGTATGGCTGTCCTGATTTCATTTGGTTCTCGTGCTCGATGCGCTCGAACTCATCATCTTCTGCTGTTTGAATCATATCAACCTCCAAAGATTTTCTTCAAGTAATCATACAACTCGCGTGCTTGCAAGACAGTCATGTGTTTGATAACTTCTTCTGGAGTCTTGCCAAACACAATCGTGTTGACGATACGCTTGCCCACGCCTTCGGGTTGTAGCGCGGCAATGCCTGAACTCTGTGGCTCGTGGGCATGTGCTTTGGACGCAGGCTTCGCCTTGACAGCAGGCTTCTTTGTGTACTTATGCGCGGCTTTCATTGGGATGTATTCATCTACCATTACGCGGTAGCCATGGTTATTATCCCGAGTAGCCAAACCAGCGCGGACAAATTGCGCCATGAGCGCTGTGACTGATGACTCTTTGAAGCCGTGTTTGATGAGATCACGACTAGCGGCGGCGGCAGTAGTGCCCGGGTGCAACTTGATGTAGTCAAAGGTTACGCGGGTTACGTTGTTCTTAATTTCAAATGCGGGTCTTTTAGACATGGTTTTTTCCTCGGGTTGTTGAACTGGTTTGTTGGTGGGGGTGGGTTCCCACGACTCGATTGCGTTTTGAAGTGCGGACTTAAGATCAGGCATGACCGTTCCTTTCTGTTATTGTTTCCAAGCGTTGTACATGTTTTGCTAGCAACCACTTGTCACCAAGCCTACGAATACCGCGTACCCATTGGCGTTGGTAGTTGCGGATGGTTGAGTGTGGTGCGTCATACGTTGCGAACAACTGGCGCACATGTGTCAGGTATCTAGTGTTCATTTGTTTCTCCTTAGAAGTTAAACTTGTCGAGGATTGCATCGACGTTCTTCTTGACGTCTTGACGGATAGCCTCGTTCTTGCGGAGGTCAGCAGGCGTAACGCCTACAAGTAACTGCTCCAACTGACTACGTGCAGTCTCAAGCGTTGTATCGTTTGTCACGTTCAATGCCTTGGTGAGATCACACAACTCAAGCGCACCATCGACAAGCGTGTCGTGGAAGCGCCTTTGCTTAGCCTCACCGCCTACATAGTCAGTCGTCAATCTGTCTGACATACGTTTGAGGTGGGTGCTAAGTCTCTCACGCACATCTGCCATAGCAGAGTCGATGCGTTCTTGTGTCAGAGATTCAAGGCGAGCCTTGAGTTCTGCCTGTGCTTGGTTACCCACGTCTACACGGAAGTCACCCGATGATGGGACAGGCATGTAGTTAACGCGGAATGAGAACTTGGTCATGATCTCATTAGCGGTAGGGTAGTCATCTCTCCTGAACATATCGCCGAGAGCCAATGCCTGCGCCGTGATAAGCGTAGGGTAGATAGCCACGAAGGACTTGACGATGGCCTCCATCTCTTCCTCGAACTCATTCATGCGCTCGGTGAACTTCATGAAGTTGACAGTCGGGAGAAGACGCAGACCTGAGTCAGACCAAGGCGCTGTGTTGTCGTATACGAATTGACGTGCACGACTGACCGCTTGTTGGATGACGTCCAACTCGGTGCGACCTGCGAGCAGGTGCTTGTTGACACGGGCGGCATCCTTTGCCCCCGCGTTCTTGCTTGCCACTACCTCATCGGTAGTAGTCTTGTCTAGCTTGCGTGCTGTCCACACAGAAGCGTTGAACTCCACAAGCATAGCGCATGTGTCGATGTTGTGGCGAGGTGTACTAGTTGTGTTCATGATTAACTCCTACTATATAAAGGTCTAAGATTACGGATTCCATTTGTTGCAGTTCCTCTTCGTTGATGTCATCAAACCAAACTTCGTAGACTGTGTCAGAGCCTCGTTTAATTTGGATTGATGCACGCTTGCGAACAGAGTCGTTAGGCCACCATCTAGAGTGATATGCAATGGGTGGTGGTACAGGTTTCTCTTTCTTCTTACGCATTACTTGGTTGAGAAAAAGATTTTGTGCTCGGCTAACATGCGACCGAACTCATTGATCGTAGCGAACAAAGCCACACGCTGACTTGTTGCTACTGTGTTGCAGAAGATAGACTGCATCTCTGCACGCATACGCCATACGTACTTGACGATGGCTTCTGCCTCTGTCCTGTCCGCTACGCGAGTAACGAACTGGAATACCTGAATCAACTGCGCCGTAGGGTTGTCGGACAGCGGTGCTGTGTCAGGTGATTTGATAACACGCGAGTACTCGCAGATCTCACGACCGAAGCGAATGAACGATGCCAATGCCTCTGCCGTAGTAGCACCGACAGTACCCGTGAGAGCCGCCTCAAGTGTCTCGTCGTCAAGCACACCCAGACCCGCATCGAGGATGTCACTAGCGGCAACCAATGAGCGAGGTGTAGCGTATGCAAGTTGCATAGACTTGGGGTTGAAGATGAAGCCGTTGTCTTTGGACAAGTCCTTGCCCTCGAACATACCGCCCTTCTCGTAGTCAAGGAACGATTGCATGACGCGTGGCTCGTTGCTAACGAAAGCAATAATCATTGGATTGACGCCATTGTCAGTAGCCCACTTGACCCACTCGTCACAGCTAGGCTTACGCATCTTGACGAACACAAGACGATTGCGTAGGTGAGCCTGAATAGAATCACCAAGACCCTCGACAGATAGGTTGGTAAAGCACACAACCACGCTACCCTCAGGCATGCTTAGGTTACCGACTCTGCGCTCATAGATGATCGGAGCCAATACGTTCTTGATGAACTGTGGTGCCTTGGCAATCTCATCAAGACCTACGAGGATAGGCTTGGAGTTGTTGACACCGAGTTGATTGAACGCGCTAACACCGAAGCGCTCATTGGGTAACTCACGAGACACGCCATTCTCACGATCGAGGTCAGGCATCCACACAGAGCCATCAGATAACTGAGTACAGTCGATAGGTTGCACAGCGATGTGGTCAGCAAACTTGGGTAGCTTGCGCAGTGCATGGAAGAGGGCAGTCTTACCGATGCCGTTCTCACCCTCCACAATTACTGTGCGCTTGTCACCGACAGCGGCAACGAGGGAAACGACTTGAGATGCAGATAAAAAGTTGTTCATGATAAGGTTCTCCAAAAGTTAAAAGATTAAACAGAAATACGCAGGACTTTGCCATGAGTAGGAACGAATGACTCGTTCTCTACTACACCCCACAGAGATGGCATTGGGGTATTCGGGGTATCGCAACCAAGGTAGCCGTCTGTCAACCAGACGATTGCCCTAGCGTCGATCTTGTGTTCGCGGATGTAGTCAACGACAACATCGGGAGTTGTGCCGCCACCACCCTTGGGACTCATGAGTGATGTGATCTGCTCGTAGTCAGCAGGCTTGAATGATTGATCGCCACACACATCGGTGTCCCACCACAACACACGCACACCCGCAGGCTTGGTGATGTTGCAGATACGAGCGATCTCACCGAACAACAAGCGGTAGTACGGATACATAGAGCCCGATGTGTCGACAGCAAGAATCAACTCACCGACAGACTCGGTGAAGTGTGATGGCATAACGAAGCCCGATGCAAGCAAGCGTTTGTTGGGAGGACAGAAGCGTGAGTTGTCGTCGCCCGCAGAGATAGAACTAATCCACTCTTGAAGCGCTTGCTTCCAATCTGTCGTGCGTTCCTTGGCTGTGCCTAAGATGTCACGACCACCGGCTTCCTTACCCGCAAGCTTACGTGCAAGTATCTCGCCTTGACGATTGGCATCGTCGATCTGCTTGCCTAGCTTGTCTTGCTCGACTGGGTTGTCATCGAACTCACCATCCTCATGTGCATCGAGGGGCTCATCGAAGTCACTACCGCCATCACCATCGCCCTTGTCACCCTTCTCAGGTTCCTTGCGACCACTCTTGAGTAAGTCATTGAGTACCTGAGGGAAAGACCAACCGAAGTACTTGCGATCAATCAGCAACGACTCGGTAGGACGCTCGACGAACTTGAAGTCGGGGTCCATCTCCTCGATCAATGCGTTGACCACATAGTCCTGTGCTACGTTGGTGAGCTTAGGCATCTTGCGTGTGTACTGCTTGAACAAGATGCAATGCTTGAGGGCTACGTGAAAGTTCTCATGCAGAACTAAGTAGCGCATCTGCTTGCGGTTGAGGGGCTTGATGAACTCAGCGCCGTACTTCTTGTCACGCCCGTTGGTAGCGGCTGTTGGTATCTTGTCTGACACCTCGCTCTTACCTAGCATGATGACGCCTGACAGCAAGGCGAACTTGGGGTGCCGCATACAGTCAATGTTGGCGGCTTGTACTCTCTGATTGAGAGTCATCTTCTCATAGCTCATAGTGCTTCTCCGTTTTGTTGTGAATAAATTATAGCATAGGTTGTCAAAGACTTGACAACCTAGCGGAAACCCTGAGGTAACTCAGGTGTGAATGTTAGAACGTGGGTATTCAGAACTTTTAGGGAATTGTTTCACCTCCTCTGGTTTCTTAAGCGAGTTGCTACCAACGTATTTGTGTATCCTGTCAAGGATGGCACGCCTGAACTCAGGCATCTCGATAGGCTTGGCTAAGTCGTCGACTGTGTTGTCGGTACTGGTGTTGCGGGTATACCAAGAGCCTTTTATTTGGAAGTCAGGTTGTTCCGTACCGCGCTTGGATGCGATGATGTCGTAGGCTTTCTGACACATCTCAAAGAACACGTCGATGTCTTGTTGCCGTGGCTCGGGTGTCTGCCACAACTCTTGCATCGCCATGTAGTATGCGCGGTTGAATCCTTCACCACCGAACCTGCGTCCAAGATCGTAGTTAATACTGCACGATGCCCTAAACTCTGGCATACGCATCTGTGCAAGCATGATGTATGGCTCGAAGTGTGCGGCTACCTTGGCCTTGAACTTGCGGACATCGGTGTCCGCGACCATGCGGTAGTGCGGCGTGTGCTCAGACTCGGGGATAGATAGCTTGCCATCGACAAACACAGCGTCCAAGCTGAACGGCGTGTTGTTATCACCATCAACCATGAAGTGCTTGGTGTAGATAGGCATGATGACTGAGTCGTCGCTATACAAACCCTCGCTATCGAGTTGCCTGTTGACACCGAGGTCAACGTACAGCGTGTGCCGCATGAACTGCTGACTTGTCTGCGATGCGTGGCCTTGATACAACCTACGCTCAACGCGCTTGCCGTTCTCTACCTTGGGCTCGTAGAACCGCGCCATGACTGTCTGATACAGCTTGACGTCGAAGTACTTGCCGTAAGAGTTACTGCCCTCGATGAGCTTGTGTTCTGTGCGCGGCTTGGGGTCAAGCGGCCTCTCGTTGGGTTGCCATGCACTACTGCGTACTGCCTTGCGAAAGGCGAATGTGCCTAACGCTTCTTCATAATTTCTACATACGTATGCCATGATGTTTACTCCTGTGTTTCAGTTAATGTTGATTCCACTGCGGGGATGGGTG